AGAAGAGATAGTTAAACAAGCAAAGCTAAGAATAAACGAGTCAGTAATAACTGAGGCTGCTAAGTATGGTAAGACTTTTGTCTTAGCTGATGCAGAGATAACTAACAAGGCAAGTGCTGGACGTTATGACTACTCAAATATCATTGAGATAGTTTCAAAGGAATTAGCTTTAAAGGCTTTAAAGGACAAACATAAGGCTGCATTGAAAGTTGATGTAATTGACTTAGATACAGGCGAACTAATACAAGCACCAATTTACAAAGGAGGTAAAGAGATTATCTCTATTAAATTAAATAAAGAAATATAATGAAAACAGAAAACAAACAGGACTATTTAATAGCTATTCAAAGCGAATTAAAAGCACCTAAGAACCAATTTAACAAATTCGGTAAGTATAAGTATCGTTCGGCAGAGGACATCTTAGAAGCCGTTAAACCACTTTTAAAGAAGTACGGATGTTACTTAACAATAACAGAAACAACTCAAGAGATTGCAGGATATTTAGTCCTAAATTCTAAAGTTTCAATTTCGGATGGTGAAAAGACTATCTTTGTAGAAGCTCAAGCAGGTATTAATCCTGAACGTAAAGGAATGGATATAGCACAGTCTTTCGGCTCTAGTAGTTCTTACGCTAAGAAATATGCTCTCGGAAATTTATTTCTCCTTGATGACACTAAAGACGCTGATAGTAATGCAGTAAACGAACCTAACGCTCCTATTAAAATAAAAATGAACGGCAGAGTTTTAGAAAACTTATTAAAAGGAATAGCAGAAGGAAAAGCTGAAGATGTAAGGGTAGCAATGAAGAAGTACTCAATGACTACAGACCAAGAAAACGCATTAAATGTAATGATTAACACAAATAAATAATTTAACCGACAAAAGCCCTAGTCAATAATTATAGGCGAAATAAGAATGGATGTAAAAGGAACAGTAACATTAATCTGTAAAGAAGAATCAGGAATCTCAAAGTCTGAGAAGGTTTGGAGAAAGCAAGTAATTGTAGTAGATACAGGAGCTGAGTATAATCCTGAGATTGCAGTTCAAGCGTTCGGAGATGACAAAATTAAAGACTTGAATAAACTATCAGTAGGAGATGAAGTTCTAATTAAGTGTAATGTATCTTCAAGAGAATATAACGGAAAATACTTTCATAATATTGATGGGTATTGGTTCGCTAAAAAGACTCCTGAAACGGCTATGCCTGCTGAAGTAGTAGCAGAAAATGATGAATCGGACGATTTACCATTTTAAAATGACTGATCAAGAAAACTTTAAAAACCTTTGCAACCTTACTACTGAGTTAGTAGGGTTGCCTAAAGGCTCTCTATCTAAAAAGTCAAGAGAGAGAAAGTACCAAATTCCTAGAGCAGTTGTAAGCATGATTGCATTACAGGAAGAAAACATCCATAAGGACGTTATAGGTGCAGGAATTAAAAGACATAGAACTAATATTAACCATTATGAGAAATTTCATTCTGCTAATTATAAGTCTTATCCAGCCTACAGAAAAGCGTTTATAGACGTTTACATAGCCTACTGTAGTCATAAGAAACAAAAGTTATACTTTGATACTCAAGATGCTTTTCAGGACTTCTTAGACAATCATAACATAAAGTCAAGTACAACGTACCATACAGAACTAGCTTTAAGATCAGGTAACTTCTTTGTAGTTTTACAATTAAACAATAAAGACTTCTATAATATGATAGAAATTATTAAGTTTGCACTCAAAGATTACAACTACCAATACAAAATAATGTAATGAAAGAGCAACCAAATTACTACGCAATACTATCAGCAGAAGTTAGATATGATAATAGGCTAAAGGCTAATGTAAAGTTATTATTTGCTGAGATAACTGCCTTATGTAATATGAATGCTGAATGTTTTGCTAGTAATAAATACTTTGCTGACCTGTATAAAAAAGAAAAAGGAACTATCTCAGGATGGGTTAGTCAATTAGTTAAGTATAAGTACATTGAAGTTAAATACACATACAAAGAGGGTACCCGACAAATATCGCATAGGTATATTAAAATTATCGGGGGGGGTATGTTAAAAATATCACAAGCCCTATACGATAAAAATCGAAAGAGTAATACTACAAGTAATAATACTATGAATATTAATAATAAGGGGAGATTTTTAAAACCAACAATAATTGATATTAAAAAATATTGTACAGAAAGAAAAAATAATGTAGATTGCGAAACATTTTTTGACTTCTATGAAAGTAAAGATTGGTTAATTGGAAAAAACAAAATGAAGGATTGGAAGGCTTGTGTAAGAACTTGGGAGAAAAGAAATAAAATTAATAATAACGATAGAACTACAGCTCATAGATTTGATGAAGATGAAGACTATGGAGATGGAGTTCTTTAAAATAAAATTATGAATAATCAAGGATGGATACATATAGCAGAAAAACTAGCATTAAGAGATATTGCACAACATCAGATAAAAACAATTAAAGACATTAGGAAAAAAAAGAAAAAAGGATTGTTAATTACTGCATGGTGGCTTTATGAAAATGGAAAATTAATAAGAAAACAAAATAGAGAATTATGAGAACAATAGAAGACACGTTTAAACTAGAAAACTTCCTGCAACCTAAGATGTACAATAGGTACAGACTAGGAACTAAAGAAGAACTCAAAGAAATGTTTATTAAGGCTTTTAAGCACTACGATCAAACAGTAGATGAGTATGTACACCTTCCAGCTTATGATGAAATAATTGATTGGATGGTAGATACTAAAGGCAGAGGGTTGATCTTAATGGGAACTTGTGGTTTAGGTAAATCTACTATCTTAAATTACGTTCTTCCTGCAATTTTTTACGTTAAAGTAAAGAAAAACTTGAAAAGCATATCGGCTAAAGATTTAGGAGTTATAGAGAAAAGTCCATCTCCTTTTATTATCATTGATGACTTGGGAACTGAAAGCATTAAGAATGACTACGGAACTAAGGTTGATGCTGCTGTTGATGCTATAGCCTATGCAGAAGATAGTTCAAAGACTTTGCTAATAACAACTAACTTAGGTAAGATTGGATTAGAAAAGAGATACGATAAAAGGACTTATGACAGATTAAAAAAATGTAGAGGTGTAGTAATAACAGGCGAGAGCTTTAGAAATTAAAGATATGAAAGCAACAGAATTTTTAAAAAATAAGGGAGTAGACCCTGAAAAGATAGGGTTAGAGCATTTTGACGTTGATTGTTTAAGTCATTATGACTTGGTTAATTATCTTGATGAGTATGCTAACATTGAGGTTATGACAGAACTAGAAAACATTAAAGGAGATATAAAAGATTTAGATAATGTAAATGCTAGCCCTTTATGTTGTGATGATATAGATTCCCTAATAAGACAATTACGAGTTTTACAATTAGAGCAAATAAAGAAATGAATACAAGACAAACATCAATAGACTGCTATAATCATATTAAAGCAGAGGGATTATTATCAAAAAGAAGATTAGAAGTTTATGAAGCAATACTAAATAATGCACCTTGTACAACTAATGAGGCTTTGAAAGATGTTTATTCAGGTTCTTATGGTGTGGGTTCAAGGACAACAGAACTAAGAAATTTAGGAGTGATATATGAGGTTAGAGTAAGAGAATGCAAAGTTACAGGAAGAAATGTTATAGAATGGGATTTAACAGATACACTACCTGTAGAAATAAAAAGCTCTATTAAAACTAAACAACATAGAGTTAATGATGCATTAAATTCATTTCGTAAATTATATAAAAATAAAGATATTAGCACAAATGAGGATTGGAAAATAGTAGCTGATTTAATTAAGAGTATATGAAAAAAACAATAAGCAAATTAAAAAAGGAATTAGACAAGTGGTTTAGTCTTTACATAAGACTGAGAGATGCTAATGAGTACGGAATGGTTCAATGTTTCACTTCAGGGAGGGTTTACCACTACAAGAACATTCACGCAGGTCATTTTATGTCAAGAAAACACCTATCAACTCGTTGGTGTGATACGAATGTTCAACCACAGTCAGCGGCAGATAATTTATTTGGTCAAGGAGAACAGTATAAGTTTGCTTTACATTTAGATGGTAAATATGGCGAAGGTACAGCTGAGGAGTTACAGTTTAAATCAAGACAAATACATAAAGTATCAAGAGCTGAGTATGAAGAAAAGATTACTTACTATAAAGACCTTGTTAATAACTTGAAAGAAGAAAAGGGATTAGATTAAAAAGTTTACTATCTTTGCAATATGACAGAACCAATTTACGCAAATCAAGAACACCGAGTTATTATTGAAAGTTATATTACCATGTGTAAAGAGTTCGCAAAGGATGTAGGAACGATTGATAGATACGAAAACTACTTAGAAGTCCTAGACGTTATAATTGAATACTCAAACGCATACGGAGCAACACCTAGAGAAAGTAATTGGTGGGATTGGTTAATGATAATACCTATAAACTTATCTGTAATGACAAACGGATATTTCGCAGGAATAGAAACAAAGAAGAACGCAGCAGTAGTTAGGTCATATCGTTTAGTATTAAATAACCTAGTACAAGATACTGTAAATAAAATTGATGGACTTGAAACTATAAAGGAATGATTATAACAAATGAGGATAACATGGAGTTAATGGCAAGGTATGAAGACAACCACTTTGACTTGGCTATTGTTGACCCACCTTATGGGGGTAATGATGCAATAGGTTTAAAAGATAATACTTCTAAAAATAAACAAGCAACAAAAAGAACTAATTATAATGTTTTTGAAAATATAGCTCCATCAATTGAGTATTTTGAAGAACTAAAAAGAGTTAGTAAAAATCAAATTATTTGGGGTGTAAATTTCTATAAAAACTTTGACTTAAGCGGTGGTAGATTATGCTGGGATAAAAAAGGAACTGCATTTGGTAGGGCTGAACTTGCTTACTTGTCAATGACTAAAAGCGTTAATGTTTGTGAAATTACTTGGAATGGTATGATTCAGCACGATATGAAAAACAAAGAATTAAGAATACACCCAACACAAAAACCTGTTAAACTTTATGAGTGGCTTTTAATGAACTATGCAAAAGAAGGAGATAAAATACTTGATACTCATTTAGGTTCAGGCTCAATAGCTTTGGCTTGTCATAACTTGAAGTTTGACTTAACAGCTTGTGAACTTGACAAAGACTATTTTGATTCAGCAATGCTTAGATTAAAAAGACACCAACAACAAATACAAATGTTTTAATGAAAGAAATATACAAAGAGATTTCAAAGCTGACACCTAAGTTTAGGACTATGGCTTACGGACTTAATACTGACGAGAATGAAGTAAATGAGGCTGTTCAGGAACTTATGTTATATTTACTACAAGCGAACCCTGATGTCATTAAGAAAATATACGATAAGGATGGAGTAGAAGGAATTACAAAATACGGAGCAGTAGCATTAAGACGAGCTTTAACAAGTCCAAGAAGTAATTACTATTATAAGTACAGGAAAT